GGAGGAGTAGCTGCTAGAGCTATCTTCTCTCTATTGCCATCTGATGCACCTGCTGTAAAGGTGTTCGGATGGATAGATACAATAATAACAACGTTAGTCGGTGGCGACAAGCGTAAAAACAACAACAATAATAACTAGAACAAATGGCAGTAACAACTGGAATAATAAACGGTTCGGATCTTAAAGTAATTATTGGAGCAGATGGTGGCACGTTGAAATTGATTGACAACGTTACCGACTGTTCTATTTCAGTTACTAATGAATTTAGAGATGCAACTGTAAAAGCAAACGCAGGATATAGAGCGCAGCTCCCTGGAATGACTTCGGCAACAATGAGCTTTACAGCTCTTTACAATTCTGACGCAGCAAGTGGGCAGGGCTTTAATGATTTATCTACTTTACAACTAAATAAAACTAAGTGCGAGGCGCGCTTTACTCATGTACTAGGTACAGGCTCAGGAGAAAACCCTGGAGATTATCATTACATAGTGAAGTGTTATATCGAGAGCTTAGAACTTAGCGGAGGTACAGAAGATAACGCAACTTACACTTGCAACTTAAATATAGTAGAAACTATAGTACGTTCTGAAATTTCATAAACTCATGGAGATAACTATAGGAAAACGTATATACCCTATGCGAGCTACTATGTTAGCATGGCGAAATTTTGAAAAGGCTACAGGCGTAAAGGTAACAGAGGTAGATGCCAATGACGTTACTTTAATACCTGAGTTAATTTATTATTTTGTTAAGGCTGGATGCGAGGCACAGGGGATGAAGTTTACTATGGATGTTGAGAAGTGGTTAAACGAAATAGAGGTAAATGATTTGCCTGTATTGGTTGAGGCCATGAGCGAGGTAATGGGCGGTAAACAAGAGAAAAAAAAAGCGAAGAAGAAACAAGTCCTTTGACGTGGAGTAGGGTAGAGGAGCTGGGCCTAGGCCTATTAGGTTTAAGCCCAGGCCTACTCTACTCACTTACGTTTGATGAGTTTTCAAATGCGGTTAAGGGTAGGCGGGAATCTATCGAAGTAATGGAGCGCTCTAATTGGGAGCGCACCCGATGGCAGACAGCTTTACTATTAAACGTACATACCAAGAGAGGCAGCAAAATTAAGCCAATTGATTTAGGTGTATTCCCTTGGGAAGAGGAAGAGCAAAGCAAAAAAACTAAGGTTAGCGGTTTTGCATTATTAGATGGATTAGCTAAAAAGGAATAGATGGCGAAGTTAGGAGATTTAATTGTAAATATTGGGGGTAACGCAAAAGACCTAAATGACGAGCTAGGCAAAGTCCGCAGAGAAATGAAGCGCTTTGGCTCTAACTTCAAATCATTGGGGCGCGACCTTACGCGCTCTGTTACTTTGCCTTTAGCTGCTATAGGAGCAGCAGCAATAAAAAGCGCTGCGGATTTAGAAACTTTAGAAGTAAGTTTTATCTCTCTTACAGGAGGAGCTGAACAGGCCTCGGCTATGATGGCACAGCTTAATGATTTCACAGCTAAAACGCCATTTCAAATCGATGCGGTTGCTACTTCGGCTAGGCAGTTAATAGCATCGGGTACAGATATAAGCCAGGTAAATGATCAGCTACAATTTCTAGGAGATATAGCAGCAACTTCGGGCAGCTCTATAGATGAGATTGCAGCAATATTTTCTAAGGTACAGGCAAAAGGCAAGGTAGAATTAGAGAGCTTAAATCAATTAGCTGAAAGGGGCATACCTATTTTTACAGCTTTATCAGAGGCCACAGGATTGCCTGCCTCTGAACTAGGCGCAGGGCGTGTATCAGTAGAGCAATTTAATGAAGTGTTAAAGAGCTTTGCTGAGGAAGGCGGATTTGCTGCTGGTGCTATGGAGCGTCTAAGCGAAACAACAGCAGGTAAATTTAGCACAGCTTTAGACAACTTAAAGTTAGCAGGAGCTGAACTAGTACAAAGCCTAATGCCTGTTATTAAACAACTAATTGATGGGGTTACTGCCTTGGCGCAAAGGTTTGCAAAAGCTAGCCCAGAATTTAAGAAGGCTACATTATTGATAGGCGGTATTGTTGCAGCTATAGGGCCTCTATTAGTTATACTACCTACTCTAGGCGGTGCATTATCGGCAGCCTTTGCAGCAGCGACAGGCCCGATAGGTTTAGTTATCGCTGGTATTGCTGCCTTAACTACAGCGTTCTTTTATTTCTTTGATGATATTAAAGGGCCTTTAGTAGATGTAATAAATTACTTTATAGACCTATATAATAACTCAGTAATTTTCAGGGGAGGTATTCAAATGATTATTTTGACCTTCAAAAATTGGTGGGCTTATGTGAAGTTCTTCTTTAATAGCTTTGTAGGTTTAGCAGGCGTTGTTTTAGATTATGTAGGCGATCAATTTACAGCCCTGGGGGATATTGTGATGGGCATTTTCACAAGGGATTTAGAGCTTATAAAAAAAGGTGCTAAGGGTATGGCTGATGTATTTACAGGCAGCTTTACAGATGGCTTTGACGTAGTAAAAGAAAACGCCTCAATTTTAGGTGAGGAAGTAGCAGAAAATTTCCAAGATGCGGTAACTAATACACTAGAGGCAGAGCCTATAGAGTACGTTACTACCCAAGATTTAGATGCTGCAAAAGATAAGATACTAGGCCTATTAGATTTTAGTAGCTGGTTCGAGGGCGTTGGTAGTTCAGCAACTACAGCAGCGGAGGGGGTAGATACTTTATTAGATAAGTTAAATAATGTAGCAACTACTTCTCCTTTAGAAGGGTTATTCAATGATCTAAATGGAATTAAAGCTATAGAGGAAGAAATAATAGAAACTACAGACTCACTATCTGGAACTTTTGAGCAGTTCAGCAATCAAATGGGAGGCGCTTTTGCTGAGGCTATTGTTGAAGGTAATAACTTTGGAGAAACTATAATACAGGTAGGCAAGCAAATATTAAAGTCATTACTTTCTCAGGCTATAGCTAACGCCATAGCTAACGCCTCAAGTAGTAAAAACTTAGCTAACCAGGCGAGCGGTGGTTTATCTATTCCAGCCTTTATAGCTGCTGCCGTAGCCTCAGTTAAAAAAGCATTTGGTAATGTACCAGCTCTTGCAGAAGGTGGATTAGCATTTGGCGAAACAATGAGTATAGTAGGAGATAATAGAAACGCTGCTATTGATCCTGAGGTAATAGCTCCATTATCAAAACTAAAAGATTTTATGGGCGGAGAAGGCACACAGGTTTATGGGCGTATATCTGGAGATGATATTGTAATTAGTAACAGGCGCGCAGAGCGCGACAGAAACAGGTTTAGCTGATGGCCGTAGTATATGCACTAAGTGAGTTTACCGATGAAAAGGGGGTAGATTGGAAAGTAAAGATTGTAGATGGCACTATTTCCACAGGCGATTTGAACCATAGATTTACACTAGGCCCAGACGGATTTAGACATACTTACGATTATGATAATTTTGATAGGTGCAAACCTATACTAGGCAGCAGGGTACAATTTACGTTGTTTCATCCAGATAATAACGATGCTGCCTTCAATACTCTTTATGCAAATTTAGATTCAGCAGCAGAGGGTACGTATAGAGTAGAAATATACCGCGATCCAGACAGCGATAATGAAGCATGGTGGATAGGCGAAATACTGCCAGAGCAAACAATAATTCCAGATGCCTACCCTCATGCTCCAATAACTATAACAGCAGCAGATGGATTAGCTAACTTAAAAGGAATAGACTATAACAATAGTGGAGCTGCTTATACAAACTCAGACTTTATAGTTAATCATATATACAAGGCTTTAACAAAAGTACATTGTGCTAATTTCTGGGGGGGCGGTGATGTATTGTGTGCCTTTATGGAGGATATAATAAGCGCTGAATATCAGACCCATATTGCAGGCGGACAAAACCAGCAGCTTTATAATGCCAGGGTAAATCATAACTCTTTTTATAATAAAGATAGCAACGGAATCAATCAGTTTTTTTCTGCCTATGATGTATTAGAAAGCATTGCTCTGAGTTTTAATGCCTGTGTTTTCATGGCTCAAGGCAAATATTGGTTTATTCCTTTGGGTGCTATTCAGGGCCATGCCTCTAATAAATTAGATATATACCATGAAATAAGAGGCGGTGGAGTAGTTAGCTATAACACTTCTGCTAATCTTACCTTTTCGGCAGCCTTCGGAAATAATAGCTCAGATTTTGAAAAATTAGCAGGGTGGGAGCGCAGCAGCTCCCCAGCTTTTAAGGAGGTATTAAGAAATAGAGATTACCAAGGGGGCAAGCCTTTACTATTAGATAGCCATTATACCGAGGCTAATATAGTAGCTGGCACAGTTATAAGTGATGAAGATGTAGCCTACTCAACAGGTATGCAAATACTTATTCAAGGGAATACATTTTATTCGTATGATGGAGATGGCTCAAGTACAGGAGCTGATAGAATAGGCAGAGTTAAACTAAGCATAAAAGTAAAAGTAGGGGATGCAGGCGGTACAGTACGCTATCTAAAAAGGGATGTAGGATTTCCAAACGCCTTAACACAATATCAATATTTCTATGATGGCTCTGGTAGTTCATCAGCAGACGGTGGCTTTTTTGCTGAGGCTCAATATAGCGGTACTTCATGGAACGCCTCGGACAATGACTATGAATTGATATCGCAAGAGTTTGATAAAAAAGATGGCACAGGTAATGTATGGATTCCCTGGCAAATAGCTACCCCTGGACTAGATGCAGATGCCTCTGGTTTGCAAGTTTCTGTAACTATTTCGGGCGTAGATTATCAGGGAAATAACGATGCCGATTTAGTAGATACAAGCGATGCCGATTTTAATATATATGACCTTAGCGCAAGATTATATGATAATGGCAACCCTCAACTAATAGAGAGCGCAGATATAAAAGCTACAAATCCAGACGATGCCAGATACAATATGGATCAAGGTAAAACGCTGATAGGCGACGCGATTACTGATGTAGATTTAGGAGCAATTAGTATATATATTGGCTCTAGCTATGTTACCCCTTCTGAGTGGGATAGTCATTTCAATACTGCCAGCAATTTAGGGATAAATGCGCTAGGGGTGCAGGAGAGATTAGCAGCTAATGCCGATGCTGTGAGAACAGAGCGCGGAACGCTATACAAAACAGGTACTAAATTTATACACCCTTATACTATACTAACTAATACAGCCGATTCAAGTAACTTCTACCAACTAACAGGCATTAGCTTTGTTGCAGCTCGTTGTGAATATGATATTGAGTGCATGTATTTGACTCGTAATGCAACAGGCATAACAGTAGCTCAAGACAATGTGAAAGGGCCTATAAGTATTGAAAACATAGGTGCAGACTCAGACCCAAAAGGCCCTGCAAAAGGTACTATACCTGCCGAAAGTACAGCCAAGCTATTAAACGTTAATACTGATGATTATGGTATAAGTGGGCTAAAAATGAGTAACGGCTCTAGCGGTACAAATACCTATCAATTTCCTACAGCACTACCTACAAGTGGACATAGGAATTTACTGATATTAAAGGACGATGGCGTTTTGCTAAAGGTTGCTAGCGGTTCGGCTGGGCAGGTTTTAACTATGCATAGCGGTGGCACTTATCCAGAATGGGCAGCAGCAGCATCGGGCGGAGAAAGTGGGTGGTTTAATAGCACTACTTTAATAAAGGTAATGCCTACGGAATTTTTAGGCAATGACGATCATAGCAGAAGCTGGGTAGTAGTAGAGGATGATACTACAGACAAATTAGGGGTGCGTTGCATGAGTACTCTCATAGAGGTATATTTAACAAAAGCGATTCCAACAGGATATAAAGCTACTCACGTTCAAGTGTATGCCAGCGCCTCTACAAGTTCAGCGGTAACGGTTAGGCAGTTTAATCAAACTAATGGAGATTTAACAGGCTCAACTACAGGAGATTTTAATAGTAATATAGACATTACTGATATAACTAGCAGCACGACAGCAAATATTATGATAAAACTTGCTCCAGCTAGTACGACTACAGTAATTTATGGAGCGGATATAACAATAGCAGCAGTATGATGGAGAGTGGTAAATTATGGGGCATCAATTTATTATGGGCAGGCTTTAGCGCTGCCATGCTAAG